GTGTATCATGCGATTTCACACTATAATAAACCCACATTCCGGATGATATAATACTTAAAATACAAAACAATAAAGACATGCTATTGGTGCTTTTATTTCTATAAAGAGCAAACATAAATATAAACCGTCCAACTACAGATAAAGAGGTTGCAGTATAGGGTATTATTTTAAGGTCTTCGTTATCCATATATTATGGTGGGAAACTAGTAGGGAACCTACGTTTCCCCTACGACCCCTTCCTTTTTTTCTTTATTTGGGTTTTCTAAAGGTTCTCAGTAGGGGACACCTAGATTTACAGTTTATTCTATTTGACGGGGTTGTTTGCTTGCTATTTCATGTTAAAAATATAAATATCCTTTTATTTTTATTTTTTCAGTGTTCTAATAAAATCATTAAAAAAGTGCAAAAAGAAAGTGGTCGAGGTTTTCTGAAAATGGACATTTTTAAAATGTCCAAAAATGAAAAAGGGCCGATCATTTTTTTCAGAAAAATCATGATTTTTGATTTTGCAGCGGTTTGCAGTGAAATGCGTTTTTTTGTAAAAATGTTGTTTGCATAAATTTTTGTGTGTGATTAATTTAGGGGTTTTTTTGGATAACAAAATATAAGATTTGTTAAATAATTGTTAAATTATTGTTAATTTTTTTTATAAGATTTTTTTAAATTATAATATAAATAGTATATATTATAAAGATTATTATGCCCAAAACTGAAATTGATTATTCAAATACTATCATATACAAAATTATTTGTAAAAACACTACTATAACAGATGTATATGTTGGTCATACTACTAATTTTATACAGCGAAAATATGCTCATAAACAAAACTGTGTAAATGAGAAATCTACGAATTATAAATGTAAATTATATGAGGTAATTCGTAATAATGGTGGATGGAATAACTGGAGTATGGAAATCGTTGGATTTTTTAATTGTAATGACCATTATGAAGCAATCAAAAAAGAACATGAATATTCTGAACTATTACACGCAACATTGAATAGTATAGAGCCAATTCCGAAACCAAAATTAAAAATAGAAAAAGATCCACCAAGTGAGAAAAAAACATATTATTGTGAAATATGTAAAGTGAAATTACAAAATTTAAAATGTATGGACATACACAATCAAAGTAAAAAACATATAAAAAAACAAACACAAATTTTAGATGAAAATAGTGCGAATACAAATAATAATATTTATATAGACAATAATAATGAAACCACACAAAAATCACCAAATTATTGTTGTGAAACTTGTCATTATAAATCAGATAACAAAAAAGATTATAATAAACATATCTTCACTGATAAACATAAAAAACTAGTTTCTTTAACACCTGATAATTATCATAGTAATTCTGGGTATATATGTGAATTATGTAATAAAGGTTATAGTTCTAGAGTAGGATTATGGTATCATAAAAAAAAATGTATGGAGGTTAAAGATATTACACTAACAGTAAATGAACAATCTATTGGTTGCGTATTAGATAAGAAACCGGAAGAAGATAATAAAATAAGTATTACCAATAATATTCCAATGGATTTGATTTTGGAAGTTATAAAACAAAGTAAAGAAATTCAAAATGTTCTCGTTGAACAAAATAAAGAATTACAAGCCAAATTATTAGAACAGAATAAACAGCTCATTGAATTAGCCAAGAAACCCACTATGGTGAATTCTAATAACAACAACAACAATAATCAATTCAATTTGAACTTTTTCCTCAATGAAACGTGTAAAAACGCCATGAATATTCAAGATTTTATTAGTTCTATTAAACTAACCACACAAGACTTCGAAACGACCGGTAAAATAGGTTTTGTAGATGGTATTTCACGTATTTTCATCAATGAATTGAAAAGATTAGAGGTGGAACGACGGCCATTACATTGTACTGATGTGAAACGTGAAACGGTTTATGTAAAAGACAATGATAGTTGGGAGAAAGAGAACCTGGAAAAGAAAAAACTAAAATGGGCGATCAATAGTATTGCGCAATTGAACTTAAACCAAGTTCAAGAGTGGCAAAAAGAATATCCCGAATGTAAGGAGAACAATACAGTAGCAAATACACGATTTAATGAGATGGCGATGGTAGCATTAGGTGGTTTTGGAGATGAAGAAGAAAAGAAGTTTAATGATAAAATCATGAAGAATGTTCTCAAGGAAGTAGCTATTACTAAGTAGTAGGGAAACCTAGTAGGGAAACCAAGGTTTCCCCTACGACCCCTTCCTTTTCTATTTGATTAGGTACTCTATCATTCCCTTTGTATAAAATAATCGACAAGGTTCTCTTTATGATACTCTATCATCCCTTTGTATAAAATAATCGACAAGGTTCTCTTTATAATACTCTATCATCCCTTTGTATAAAATAATCGACAAGGTTCTCTTTATGATACTCTATCATTCCCTTTGTATAAAATAATCGACAAGGTTCTCTTTATAATACTCTATCATTCCCCTCAGTAAAGAATACTCTGTAATATCCTGTATAAGATACTCTATAATCCCCTATAAAGATTATTCTATACAAATTTATAAAGAATAAAAGAGAACCTGTGAAAAGGGTGTTTTCATAGATATCGAGAAATGAGTGGGATATCGATTTTTGAGTAGGATATCGAGAAATAGGGATTAGAGCCCTACTACCTTTTTCATAAAGAATTATATAGTATACCAATTCTATATAATTTTACATCTGTTTTCAAACACCGAATTTTTCTAAAAATGTATCTAAAGGCAATGGTTGCCACATCATAAAGTTATCCTTACCATAACTTATTGTGCTACTACATTCAGTATAATATTGAAAACGCAATTCATTTTTGTTATTCAACTCAGTATAAAATAAATATGCTTCCCTCATTTGTCCATAACTCATTTTTCATCATATTTTTCTTCAAATAATATATTCGCAAAATCATCATTAAAATTATATATTTTTATTCCAAAGATACTACCATTATTATAAATTCCCATTTCTGATGTATAATTAGTTCTTTTTAAATTATTATTAAATTATTATAAGGTGTAAAAAGATAACTTCAAGACGGAACTTCAACAAAGGCTTTCAACAAGGGCCTTCAATGCGGAACTTCAACATGGAACTTCAATACGGAACTTCAACAAAGGCTTTCAACAAGGGCCTTCAATGCGGAACTTCAACATGGAACTTCAATACGGAACTTCGCAAAAGGAAGGGGTCGTAGGGAAACCAAGGTTTCCCTACAAAAGAGAACTTCGTAAAAGGAAGGGGTCGTAGGGGAAACCTTGGTTTCCCTACAAAAGAGAACTTCGCAAAAGAGAACTTCGCAAAAGGAAGGGGTCGTAGGGGAAACCTTGGTTTCCCTACAGGTTTCCCTACCAAAAAATTGAATTACTTTTTTCCGATTATTCTAAGAGCACTCAAACAACAAAACAAGCCAATTACCAAAACCAAACCAAGCAAATTTACCAATTTTCAAAAATGTCTACCGAACAAATTATCGTTAATGACGTTGCTATCCAAACCAGTGTTGCTCCTATTGAAGTTCCACCTGTTGAAGTAGCTGTTAAACAAACTAAAGAAAAAAAACCAAAAAAAGTTTCTGATTCTCCTAAGCTCGCACCTAGATTCCAAAAATTTATTGATTTTGGCTACTGGCTTGCTTTACAATTAAAAAATAAAAATTTAATTAATGACGAAGTCTTCCAAACTATTTTAACGGATATCAAAATGAATGATGAAGTTGGAGTTCAAACTGAATTCTATACCAATTATGAGAAATCCGGGAAATCCGGGAAATCCGGGAAACCTACGGTTTCCCCGGACGCCCCTTCCCTTACTGCGGATGGAGATGAGGTAAAGCCTAAAGCTAAGAAATCCGGGAAACCTACGGGTAGGGATTCTACCCCGGACGCCCCTTCCCTTACTGCGGATGGAGATGAGGTAAAGCCTAAAGCTAAGAAGGCAAGAAAGCCTAAGGTGGTTGCTACTGAAGCTGGACTTGTAGAAGGAGTAGCGGAAGGAGTTTCTGTGGAGAAGCCTAAGGCTGCCAAGAAATCCAGGAAACCTACGGGTAGGGATTCTACCCCGGACGCCCCTTCCCTTCCAGTAGAGGGTTCTGAAGTGGTTCCTGTAGAAGGAGTTCCTGTGGAGGAGAAGCCAAAAGCCAAGAAGGCAAGAAAGCCTAAAGCTTCTTCTGATGCTACTCAAACGGTTCCTGTGGAGGGTTCTGAAACCGGAGTAGTGGAAGCAGTTCCTGTAGAAGGAGTTCCTGTGGAGGAGAAGCCTAAAGCCAAGAAGGCAAGAAAGCCTAAAGCTTCTTCTGATGCTACTCAAACGGTTCCTGTGGAGGGTTCTGAAACCGGAGTAGTGGAAGCAGTTCCTGTTGAAGGAGTTCCTGTGGAGGAGAAGCCTAAAGCTAAAAAAACTAGAAAGCCTAAAGCTTCTTCGGATGCTACTCAAACGGTTCCTGTTGAAGGGGTTGAGAACAAGAGTACCAAGAAATCCAGAAAGTCGAAGGCTCCTGATGATATTATTCATCAACTTCTTGCTGACGCCATATCATCCGAATAAAAATACAAATAAAAAAATACAAATAAAAACAAATAAAAAATAAAAATGGCGAAAGCCTTTTTTACTGTTCTCCCATAAACAATATAAAAGTATTTTAATCTATAATATTAAAAATATGAAAATATTCTTTTTTATATTATCATTGATACCATTGGCCAGTGGTTTCAAGTTGAAAATGGTAAATAGCGATTATACAATAACAGCACAACAAGCATTAAAATACAGAAATATATTATCCGAGAATACTTATAATTCATTAATCAGTAAAATTAAAAATCACGATATTAAACAAATATTTATAACAAATAAATTAGATGCTATAATATCAGAATCAAAAGATAGTCAAGGAGACGCAATAACTGATTATTCATTAACAAAAATAAATCCAGTCGTAGCAAAAACAATCGTCGATGAAAGTAATCGAAACAATATAGAAACCTATTTTCTAGAAGAACCGCAAATCGGTCAGGCTGAATTATTCTTAACCAGTATCTTTGGTTTTCTAGATACCTATGTATTCCCCTTTCTTTTTTTATCCTTCATCATTTCATTATTTCGAAGTAATGGGAATGGTATGAATCCAAATGGAGGTTTACCAGGAATGCCCAGATTTCAAAATAACAAAGCGATTGACGCAGATAAAATAAATATGGTGAAAGCAAATATTTCGTTAAATAGTTTCGCAGGAAGTCCAGAAATATTCGAAGAATGTACCGAAGTCGTATCCTATTTAAAAAACAGCACCATATATAAATCCGCCGGAGCAGAAATCCCAAGAGGAATATTATTAGAAGGTCCTCCAGGAACCGGTAAAACATTATTAGCAAAAGCAATTGCGAGTGAAGCCGATGCGAATTTCATATCCATTGCCGCGAGTGAGTTCGTCGAATTATTTGTAGGGATGGGAGCATCAAAAGTACGCGCTTTATTCAAACGAGCGAGAGATAATAAACCATGTATTTTATTCATAGATGAAATTGATGCGGTAGGAAGACAAAGAGGTGCGGGAATAAATATGGCGAATGATGAAAGAGAGCAAACCTTAAATCAATTATTAGCAGAGATGGATGGATTCGCCGATAACGAAGGAATATTAATCATCGCTGCAACCAATCGAAAAGATGTATTAGATGCTGCATTACTACGTCCAGGCCGTTTTGATAGAATTATAACCGTCGCATTACCCGACCGCGAATCCAGAAAAGAAATATTCAAAGTCCATTCTAAAAATAAATTCTTAAGTCCATCCATTAATTTTGAATTGGTATCTGAATTAACCAATGGGTTTTCAGGAGCTCAAATAAAAAATCTATTGAACGAAGCCGCTATATTTGCTTCAAGACGAGGTGAAACAGTCATTCAAGAATTCGATTTATTGAATGCGGTAGACAAATTAGTAGTAGGTTTATCAAAAAAGATAGACAATCGCAGCGAGGAATCGAAAAGAAGAGTTGCGATACATGAAATAGGCCACGCAATATTAGTCGCCATGTTTAGTGAGTATTTTGATTTAAAAAAGGTTACTATGCAAAGCACATATAACGGTGCGGGCGGTTATACATTATTCAATGAGTATGAAAATATAACCGATAGTGGTTTATATACCAAAGATTTATTAAAAAAACGTTTATTAATCGGAATGGGTGGAAAAGCCGCGGAAAATATATTTTATGGCGAAGATTTTGTATCAGTAGGAGCGGTTCAAGATTTAAAACAAACGAATTCATTAGCTCAACAAATGATTGGAAATTATGGTATGGGAAAACGATTGGAAGCATTCTATAATGAAAATGTCGATAATGGTCGAACGCCCTTTTTGGGAAGGTCATTGGGCGGAGGTGATAAATATTCTGAAAAAACCAAAGAAATACTAGATAAAGAATCGTTGGACTTAGTAAATAATGCGTATAATGATGCGAAGATGATATTATTAGAAAACAAAGAAAAAATGAACATATTAGTCGATGAATTGATGAAAAATTATACATTGTATGGTAAAGACGTCAAAAAAATATTGGAGTAAACCAAAAAATTGAATTATTTTTTAATATATAAATAAACAATAATCCACAACAACACCTTATAACCGAACTCACACTTTTACAAGCGCTCTCTGAAAAATGTCTTTAGCATCTTGGATAAAACCATACGAAGAATATCTTGAATTGGAATATTTAGCTAGAAACCCTAATCCAAAATTAATATCCTATTTAAAAGAAAATGAACATATGATTGATTGGTCAAATTTATCGGCAAATCCAAACGCAATCGATATGTTATGGAATACCAACAATATTAATTGGAAAAAAATATGTTTAAATCCACACCCAAAAGCAATCGAATTAATATATAAAAAACATGAAGAAAATATGGCGAAATATAAACGCCGAAGAAGAATTTGTGAATATTCCATATTAAGTTGGGAAAATTTATCACAAAATCCAAGTGCGGTGGAATTTCTAAGAGAAAATCCTCATAATGTATGTTGGTGGTTTCAAGAATTACCGTATGAACCCAACGAAGATGATTATGATTTTGTTTCGCAATATTCATTAAACGAATGTGATGAAGATGGAATCAATTGGAGTTGGTTATCCGCGAATCCAAATGCGGTGCCTCTATTAAAAGAGAATAAAGATATGATAGATTGGTTATGGTTATCAACCAACCCAAGTTCAAGCGCCATAAAATTATTAAAAAGTCATAAAAAGAATATAGATTGGAGTTGGTTATCTACCAATCCAAAAGCCATGAGATTACTAGAAGGAAACCAGGATAAAATAGATTGGCTACAATTATGTAAAAATCCAAACGCAATACATTTAATAAAAGAAAATACATTAGATATAGATTGGTGTTATTTATCCGCAAATCCAAACGCAATCGAAATATTAGAACAATATCGTGAAAAATTAGATTGGCGATGGTTATGTAAAAATCCAAACGCCGTATTCTATTTGGAAGAAAATATAGAAAAACAATTTGATAAATTAGATTGGCGATGGTTATCTGAAAATCCATGTATATTCGAATAAAAAATAAAAAAATAAAAGATATACGCGTAATATGTATATTTTTTACTGATTTTTATTTAATTTTATTAGGAGAGTTATTTCGAAAAATGCGAATAGGTTGTAAATGAGATAATGACCACGTGCCCAATATAATCCACATAGCAGAAATACTATTTCCACCATTATAAATAGACCAACGCAATGCTTGACAATGAGGAGCAGGGGCGATGAATGGTGATAATATAAATCCATTCACATTATCAGGAACACACAATTTTATATACAAATGACTAGCACCATAATGAATGACTATCCACACTAAATATATTCCAAACAAATTTACAAACGAGGACGCGACATTTTTAATTGTTTCAATAATTTCCATTATAATTGTTAGTATTAAATAACAATTATAACAAGTTCAATTTTTATATATCAATATTATGTATTGTTTCTATAAATCTATTTTCACATACATCTACCGATAATTTTTCTAAAATATATTCTCGCGGTTTATAAGTATTTAATTTTGATAAAAATAAATTAAATGTTTTTTCCAAATCTTCGAATTCATGAAAAAATTCTCCACATCGTTCATCCCAATAAGGAATAGCAGTAGCAGGAACATCGTGGTACGAACAACCGTACTCTTGATTTAATGATTTAACATCCCATACCAATAAAGGAACATTACAAGACAATGCTTCCTCTAAAGCAAAACCTTGACTTTCATGTCTACCTAACCATACACCAAATTTAGAATTATGTAAATAATTAATATAATCTTTTTCATTATATTTAGTTGAATAATCAATAAAAACAAAATTAATATCTTTATTTTTTAAAAAACTTTTTAATCTATTTAATTCCTGAGGATGTCTTTGTTTGTAATAAACAAATATGTTTGTACGTTCATCTATAGGTTTAACATCGGTAAATAAATCAGTATCAACTCCAAATGGTAAAGCAATCAACTTTATATTATTACATAAAGGAGATGGAGACCATAATTTAATAACCCAATCACTCAGATTATTATATACACAGTTCTTACCTCTTATTTTATTTAAATTAGCATCTGGTAGTACGCTGAAATGTGGACCAAATATAAATTTTACAGTAGGATATTTTGAAATATCTATAGGTATACATGGAGATAAAACTGCGTCAAATTGAGATAAATCATAACTATCCAATTCGTTTGTTGAATTAATTATATGAAACTTTATTTTTTTACAATTTACAATAAAATTATGATTCTTGTGATGAGTACCTGAACGAATATATAAAACATTCATTATATATTATTTATAGAAATTATATTCTTTATATTCCTTATTTTGTTCTATTTAATTGAAATTGAATATCCCACTGTTCTAATAATTCAAATGGAATTTCAGGTAAGACTGGGTGTGATTCCCAGAAATAACGACAAAATGCCCATTTGAATTCATAATGTTCGGGATAATAGTCAGAATAATTCGTTTTTAAAAACTCAGAAATTTGTTTTGGTAATAAGGAGGATTGACCAATTGGTAATACATATGATAATTGTAAATCAGAAGAAAATGCGTTTTTATTCGGTTTAATGAAATCAGTTTCAAAATGAGGAATATAATGAACTAAATCATTAAATAATGGTGGATAATGATAATTATATTTCCATCTCCAATTAGGGCATCCAGAAGAATAATATTTGAAAACCCATTCTAAACCTTCCAAATAATTATTCGACAATTGTTTTATAAATGCCGTATTTTTTTCTTGTTCAAACAAACATTTATAATAGCGCCCTTCCCAACCGGGTTCGCTAGGACAAATATATTTTTCTTCGGAACGATATATAACAGGAATATTCAAAATAATTTCATTGCGTTCTTCGGGTGTAGTATCTAACCAAGTACGTTTATCGAATTTATCGCGCACAAAATATTCATTGGTTAAATATTCGTGTTCTTTTTTGGCTATATATGAAATAAATGTATGGAGATATTTCCATTGAATTGTATAATTTTTAGAAATTAAAAAACGGTCTACATGATTCCCAATATATAATCTATATATATCCATCAATGCTTGAATCCCATGAGTACGTATATTCATCGCTGGAAAATGTGGTAAGAAATCATTTCCCAATAAAAAGCATAAAAAAACATAATCATATACACGATGTTTATCGATAGATACGCAATTCATTTCATGAACAATACGGTTGGCTAAGCAATCTATATCTAAAAAATACAAATCCATAATACCTCCTTGTATAGCTACAGGTATAGAACTTTTAATAAATTCAGGTGCTTCACGAAAGACCCAAATATTTTTACAATAACGTAAATGAAATATAGAAAGCATAATAAGGTCGGCATCTAACCCATACAAAGCTACTTTTTCATTCGCACAACTACCCAATCTTAAAAAATCCATTAATTTATGTTCACCTTCACCATTCTCAATGGAGCAAGATACAATCATTTTTTTGACTTTATATTTATTTTCCGAATATAAAAATGCGGAATCAATACGTTTCGATAATAAATTCATAAACGCTGTTCCAGGTGTAATCGCCGAAGTGCTCCACTTATGATTGGTATCATCGCCATTGATTTTACTCATATATTGTGATTTATATCGGCGAGTTCGTTGTTGTTCCATCTTCGCAAATGGGGCTACTCCATCAAACGCAATAAAGGCGGTTTTGGTAGGTTGTACTAATAAAATATATTTTTCAACGCCCTGTATAACACTATCAATCAGCTTGTTTTCAAAATCCGCGGTAGGTAAATTTCTATAATCATCGCTACTATTCATCGTATTTACCGCATCATAAATAATCGAATTACAATCCATAAATAAGTGTTCAAACCCTTCATTGGTTTTAAAATATTGTAGATTTCGTATAATATTAGGATAATTTTTAATAATATACGAAAAGTAGCTTGGTATTCCCATTTGATATATAGATGCCTATATGTTTATATCATTTTCAATATAGAATATTCGCAAATAAAAAAATCTACCTATATATTCTACAATAAAATTTTTATAGATTATATTTATAATAATATAATGTATAATGAATTCTAAAAAAAAAGAAGCGAATAAAAACTCTATAAAATTAAAAAATGTAATAGATGAGCGTGATGTGAAAAACATCATAGAATTCATAACGGAGAAAACAGTGTATATACAAGAAATCATTCGTAAAACGATGATTTCGATAAAACGACATAAATTATACGAAATATTTAGCAATAATGATATAACGCTTTCAATCAATGTGTTGAATGATTTATATGAAAAAACCAATGAAATTACAAATAAATTAAAACAATCGCCCATAGAAAGTGATAAAATCATCGACAATTTACAAAAAATCATTGATAAATTATCTATGATTATATGCGGGTTTGGAACATTAAATATTGATGATTTATTATTTATCAGTTTCGGTTCTCAATACTCTCAAATAAAATCGGAATGTGGTTTAATCAACGATAAATATGAATTGATTCGTAAATACGTCTACCCAATAGGTTATAAAATTATTCACTGGAAAGATGGAAAAAAGAATTTGAAACCATTCAATGGAGTATTGTGTAGTAATAAATTGATGGATGATATCATACAAATAGAAGACGCAAACATGTTTGAATGTTTCGATATAGAAGCATCTGTGAAATTATTTCATCAAAAAATTTATGGTATACGAGTCATTATACAGAATCAGCAATTAAAAAAGACATTAATTGTAAATGGAATCGTAGAAGACATTCAATTAGAATGTTTAAATAATTCTTATATAGATACCAGAAAGCAGAATTTAAAATTACACGCAAATTCATTAAACACAAATGAAAAAGACATTATGGAAAGGATAATCAATGCGTTAACATTTAAAGAAATAATGGTATGTGGTGATTTAGACCTTCATAAAAGAATATATGGAATCATGGCCGAAATAAACGCTGTAAAAAACAATAAATTAGATATAACAATCAAGCGTTTTTTAGAATACGACATAACATTACAACGAAATATGTTATTGAATTTATTATTATATAATAAAGAAGATGAAATACAATATATATGTTATTTGCTATACGATTTAATTTCCGTAAATTCATCAGATAATGTAGATACCAAAGAACAATTATTGATATATGAAAGTTTGCCTTGGAAAATAAAATCATACTTCAAAGATGTTATCAAATATACCATAAAATACACTCACGATATGACGCAAAAATATGATATAAACAAAATATCATTAGAGCAGCAAATATATTTATTGAAAGTAGATGAATCGATAAAAGAAAAGGCAATGATTAAATTAAAAGAGATTAAAGGGAAATCCGATGAATTAGGAACAAAGGCAAAACAATATTTGGAGGGATTAATAAAAATTCCTTTTGGATTTTATAGAGAAGAACCAATCTTGAGAAAAATGAAAGAGATAAATCATACATTTTTAAAATTATTGAATAGTGGTGAAAATATGATGTCTACCATAAGTATTCCAAAAAAAGATAAATATACAAGTATTGAAATATTAAAATACATCAAAGAGATGAATACAACAATCGTAGGAAATGTATCGAAAGATATAAGTAAAATATTAACATCATTACCTCTAAAACAACTTAGTACAGTTTTACAATATATTACAAATACAAATAAAGCAAAAAAAACGATCACATCCACCGAACCAAAATCAAAAAAAATAGAATACATTATGGATTATGTGAAAACCACCGAAAATGATACACATATCATGGAGATTTACGATTTAATCAAAACAAGTTCTCCTATCTCTTTAACAAAAACGATATCAGATATGAATTATTTGAAAACGAACATATTGAAAATAGAGAATAATATGAATGTAATTACAGACATATTAGATGATTCCATACACGGTCATTCCTATGCGAAAAATCAAATATTAAAGATAATAGGACAATGGATGAACGGAGAACAAAACGGATATTGTTTTGGGTTTGAAGGTTCTCCTGGTGTTGGAAAAACATCATTGGCGAAAAAAGGATTAGCAAATTGTTTGAAAGATGAAAATGGTGTATCGCGCCCATTCGCATTCATCGCGTTAGGAGGTTCATGTAATGGTTCGACATTAGAAGGCCATGGATATACCTATGTAAATTCAACGTGGGGAAGAATCGTAGATATATTGATGGAAACAAAATGTATGAACCCTATTATCTATGTAGATGAATTAGACAAAGTAAGTAAAACGGAGAATGGAAAAGAAATCATTGGTATTTTAACCCATTTAATTGATACTACGCAAAATGATAGTTTCCAAGACAAATATTTTACAGGAATCAATATCGATTTATCCAAAGCGCTATTTATATTTTCCTATAATGACCCTGAACAAATCGACCGAATATTATTAGATAGAATACATCGTATACATTTTGAGAACCTATCATTAGATGAGAAGTTGGTGATAGTAAACAAATATATTTTACCGGAAATAAATAAAAAGATGGGCTTTCAAGATATTATATCCATCAATGAGAACCTGATAGAATATATAATCATGTCTTATACATTAGAACCAGGTGTTCGTAAATTAAAAGAAATATTATTTGATTTATATGGTGAAATTAATATTGAAATACTAAAATGTAAAGACATTGAAAACTTTATTACGCCAATCGTATTAACAGAAGATAAAATAGATAAGTATTTGAAAAAGTATCATAAAATCGAAGAGAAAAAGGTCCATCCAAATAACGAAATAGGAATTATAAATGGTTTATGGGCTAACATGTTAGGTAGAGGAGGAATTATACCAATACAGACCATGTTTTTCCCATCATCTACCTTTTTAGATTTACGTTTAACTGGATTACAAGGGGATGTAATGAAAGAAAGTATGAATGTAGCGAAAAGTTTAGCATGGAATATTACACCCATCGAAAGAAAGAAAGATTTAATCAAATATTTCGAAGAAACCAAGTGCCAAGGATTACATATACATTGTCCAGAAGGTGCGGTATCGAAAGATGGGCCATCCGCCGGAACAGCAATAACAACTGCTATATACAGTTTATTCAATGAAAGAAAGATAAAAAATACAGTAGCGATTACTGGAGAAATAAATTTACAAGGAGAAGTAACCGCAATAGGTGGTTTAGATAATAAAATACAAGGAGGAATTAGAGCAGGAATCAAAACCTTTTTATATCCAAAGGCAAACAGTAAAGATTTTCAAGAAATAATCGAACTATATGGAGACAAACCATATATGAAAGATATCGTATTTGTTGAAGTAAGTCATATCAACGAAGTATTTCAATATGTAT